TGTTGAATACAAAGCCATATCTACGGAGGCTGGAACCGCGCACGGGCTATCACCTGTGTTGGCAATCTTGGATGAGGTCGGTCAGGTGCGCGGCCAACAGGATGCCTTCATTGAGGCGATTGAAACCGCGCAAGGCGCACACGATAATCCCTTGCTAATTGCGATCAGCACACAGGCCGCGACCGATGGTGATCTGTTCAGCATTTGGCTGGACGATGCTGCGAATGCGAAAGACAGGCGGATTGTTAGCCATGTATATACAGCGCCAGAGAAATGCGATGTTATGGATAAGAAGGCGTGGAGGGCAGCAAACCCCGCGCTTGGCGAGTTCCGAAGCCTGACTGATATTGAGGATTTTGCAAAGCAGGCCGCACGATTGCCTGCAAAAGAAAACAGCTTCCGCTGGCTTTATCTGAACCAGCGCATTGAGGCGACAAGCCCATTCTTGAGCCGTGCTGAGTGGGAGGCAAATGCCACACCGCCACAGGTGGAAGATGGTGCGATCTGTTATGCTGGGCTTGACCTGTCAGCCAGCCGTGACTTGACTGCATTCGTCTTGGCCTTCCCGCACGATGAGGGATACGACATCATTCCGCATTTCTTTCTGCCAAGTGATGGATTGCGCGAGAAGGCCAAGACAGAGAAAGTGCCATATGACATATGGGCAGATCAAGGTTTTTTGACTGTGATTGATGGGCCTGTGATTGTGCCTGCGATGGTTGCGCAAGCGGTGGCTGAGGCATCTGAGAGATACAGCATCCAGCTTTTGGCGTATGACCGATGGCGCATAAATGACTTCCAGCGTGAACTTGACGCGATTGGCGCGCAGGTTCCTATGACACCATTTGGTCAGGGCTTCAAAGATATGGCCCCTGCTGTGGATAGGTTAGAGCGTCTGGTCGCAGAAAGAAAATTGCGCCACGGCGGCAATCCTATTATGAATATGTGTGCGGCCAATGCTGTTATTGAGCGCGACCCTGCTGGCAATCGAAAGCTGACAAAGAAGAAAAGTTCTGGCAAGATTGATGGATTGGTTGCTCTTGCAATGGCACTCGGAGCGTTTGCACATGATGAACAGGTGGTCGCTGCATCGCCTTGGGATGACCCCACGTTTACACTTGGCTGATAATAGGCTATATTCCACTCAAACCATGCGCATGGAAAAACATTATGGGTATTTTTGACAGCTTCCGCAACACGGAGGCCCGCAATCTGGAAAATCCAAACGCTCCTGTATCTGCTGAGGATTTCTTGCAGGTCATGGGTTGGGGCGGCGGTCTGTCTGAAGCTGGCATCAACGTGACCATTGATAACGCGCTTGGCGTGCCTGCGATCTGGTCTGCGGTCAACTTTTTGAGCGGCACATTGGCTGGATTGCCGCTAAATGTATACAGACGCACCAGAACTGGCCGAACTTTGGTCAAAAATGGCGCTTTACCTAAGATTTTGCACGATATTGCGAATGATGAGATGTCATCTTTCGAGTGGCGCAAGTATCTTTTCGACCAAGTTTTCACTGGCGGTCGTTGCGTCAGCTACATTGAGCGCAATGCCAGCGGTCAGATTGTAAACATTTGGCCTCTTGATCCGAACCATACGCGCGTGGATCATGTCTATGAAGGCCGCAAATTGGTCAAAGTTTACACCTATAAAGGCATAAAATATGCCTCAAATGAGGTGATTGACGTTTCATTTATGATGAAACCGAACAATTTGGATGTGCGCGGCCCAATTATGACCAACAAGGATGCGATTGGTCTGGCGATTGCTGCAACCAAGTATGGCTCAAAGGCGTTCCAGTCTGGCGGTATCCCGCCAATGACACTGCAAGGCCCATTCCAGTCTGGTGCTGCTGCAAGCCGCGCATCGGCTGACGTTGCGAACACCACAATGAAGCTGGCGCGTGAGGGCAAGCCTGTGATGGCTATCCCAATGGGTCATGAGTTGAAGCCTGTTGGTTTTAACCCAGAGCAAATGCAGTTGATCGAGTTGCAGCGGTTCAGCATTGAACAGATCGCACGCATTTACAGCTTGCCGCCTGTGTTCCTGCAAGACCTGACCAATGGCACATACAGCAACACCGAACAGCAAGACCTGCACTTTGTGAAGCACACGCTGAAGCGGTGGATTGAGCAGTTTGAGCAAGAGTTAAACTTGAAGCTATTTGGGCGTGGCTCAAATCAGTATGTCGAGTTCAACGTGGATGGCCTGCTGCGCGGCGACTTTAAGACCCGCATGGAGGGTCACGCGACATCTATCCAGAACGGCATCCGCACTCCTAATGAGGTGCGTGATATTGAAAACCTTGAGCCAAAGCCAGAGGGCGATCAGTTGATGATCCAAGGTGCGACTGTTCCGATTGCAATGCAAAGCGCAGGGGTTCCTGATGCCAATACCGACTGATGGCATGGTAGAAGAGGCAGAGCGCGGCCTTGCTTGGCGGCGTGAGTTTGGCCGTGGTGGCACTGAGGTCGGAATTTCCCGTGCGCGTGACATTGCCAATCGCCGCAATCTTTCGATGGATACTGTGCGCCGTATGAATAGCTATTTTGCGCGACATGAGGTGGATAAGGAGGGCGAGGGATTTTATCCAGATCAGGATGGATACCCAAGCAATGGTCGCATCGCATGGGCGCTGTGGTCTGGCGATGCTGGTCAGTCATGGGCCAAGCGCATCCTTGAGCAAGAGGATGACGAACGCGCAGAGACACGACCTTATGAGGGTGAACACGCGGCGCGCATTGCAGAGCCAGATCAGTTTGACAGCTTCCGCAGGCGTAATGATGAGGGCGGTCAGGGCGTTGATTTCGTTTACGGCATCAAAGATGGCGAAGCGCAAATTCAAAGCATCCGCTTCAAGGTGGAATTTTTCACTGAGGAACAGGCTTTGGAATGGCTAGATCGCAATGATTTTGAGCCACTTTTGTTTGAACCTGCTGCACCTGTGGACGATGAGCGTTCTTGTGTGGTATCTTTGCCGCAGACATTGGAGGCACAGATGGCAAATGCTGAAATTCGGGCTTTGAGTGAGCCTGTTGAAATTCGTGAAGAAGATGATGGCCCGATCCGCGTATCTGGCTATGCTGCTGTGTTTGGTCAGGAGACTAACATTGGCGGTATGTTCACTGAGGTGATTGAGGCGGGCGCATTTGCATCTGCACTTGAGCGCGGTGATGACGTTGTGTTCTTGGTCAACCATGATGGCCTGCCATTGGCCCGCACTCGCTCTGGCACGCTGCGCCTGACGCAAGATGATCGCGGCCTATACATTGAAAGCGAGCTTGATCCGACTGACCCAGATGTGCGCGCTATTGTGCCAAAGATGCGGCGCGGCGATCTGGACAAGATGTCGTTTGCGTTTATCCCGACCCGTCAGGAGTGGGATGACAGCGGCGATATGCCGAAGCGTAGTATTCAAGACCTACAGCTTTATGATGTATCAATCGTCACCACACCTGCGTATGATGGCACAGAGATTGGTTTGCGTTCCTTGCAGCAATATCGTGAGGAGCAAAAGAAATCCCAAGCGGCACGGCGGCTTCGCATGAAGTCTCGCTTGGCGTAATAGCAGCGGCTCCCGCTGTTGGCCCTGTCCCGCGCCTTGGGCAAGCGCATTTGAAGGAGGCCCACAATGGCTGACATTAAAGACCTGCGGGAGAAGATGGCGCGTATCGCCACTGAGGCCCGCGCAAAGCTGTCCGATGTAACGGACGAAACCCCAGAGGATCGTGCTGCTGAAGTTGAGCGTGAGTTTGACGCAATGATGGCAGACCACGACAAGCTGGCCGCTAAGGTTGAGCGTCTTGAGAAAGTTGAAGCTGCACTCCGCGCTGGCGAAGCAGTTGATTTCTCGCGCCGCCCACAGGCAGAAGCTGGTTCCGCACCTGCGGTAGACGCTGGCTTCCAGATGGACTATCGCTCTGCATTCGCTGAAATGATCGCAGCAGGTGGCGATGCCTATGTTGACGCGGAAGTTCGCAATGTTCTTAAAGAGCATCGCGCACAGACCACTTCCAGCACTGCTGGTGGCTACACTGTCCCAACTGAGTTGGCGACTTTCATCGAGAAGGCAATGATTGCAACTGGCCCAATGTATGGCAACCAGTTCTTCACCTACATCAACTCGACTGATGGCCGCACCTTCAACATCCCAACTGTTGATGACACCACTGTCACCGCAGTTGCACACACTGAAGGCACTCAGCCAACAGACGATGGTGGCAAGGACGTTACCTTCGGCCAGAAGTCGCTCGGCGCATTCGCATTCGACAGCGAGTGGGTTCGTTGGTCGGCAGAACTCAACGCAGACAGCATCTTGAACATGGAAAGCCTGTTGGGCGAGTTGCTCGGTGAGCGTCTTGGCCGCATTGCAAACAGCAAGCTGACCACTGGTTCTGGTTCTTCTGACGTTGAAGGCATCGTGACCAACTCCGCAGAAGGCAAAGTTGCAGCCGCAACTAACGCCGTAACTGCTGATGAGATCATCGACCTGATCCACTCGGTTGATCCTGCATACCGCTCCGCACCTAACACTGCGATCATGATGTCCGACAGCACGTTGGCAGCAGTTCGCAAGCTGAAGGACGGCAACGGCAACTATCTCTGGCAGATGGGCAACTATCAAGCTGGCATTCCACAGAACTTGTTGGGCTACAATGTTGTGGTCAACCAAGCGATGGCTGGCATCGGTGATGGCGTATCTTCCAAGGTTATGCTCTTCGGTGATATGTCGAAGTTCTATGTTCGCAAGGTTGGCGCACCATCCATCTATGTTGCGCGTGAGCGTTTTGCACCTGATTATGGCATCTTGGGCTACATCCGCTTTGACGGCGTATTGTCCAACACTGCTGCAATCAAGCACCTCGCACTGGCCGCAGCGTAAGGTCAATTTATGGGCAGGGCGGCCAGTTCGCCCTGCTTATTAAGTTGATCTGAGAATGGAGGGTATCATGCCCAAGATTAAACTCTTAACATCTATGGCGGGCATTGATTTCTCGCATAACGCGGGCGATGTCATTGACGCGAATGAAGCTGAGGCGCTGCGCTTTATCTCTGCTGGAATTGCAGAACCAGTGGAAGAGCCAAAGGTTGAGCGCGCAACACCAAAGCGGTTCACACGCAAGGCCGTAAAGGACGAATAAGCAATGGTTAAGCCTCTCGCCTGTCATGACGCACTAGAACTGCTTGAGGCTCCAGCCACCACCCCTGTCACTCTGACAGAGGTGAAGGCACAGTTGCGCGTTGAGCATACTGATGATGACACGCTCATCAATCGCCTTATCAATGTTGCAGTGGCTTACACTGACGTTAAGGGTGCGCTTGGTCATGCGATGGTTTCGCAGAAGTGGGGCCAGTGGGTCACAAGCACACCATCACAAACTGTCAATCTAACGATTGGCCCTGTCATTTCTGTTGATGCGGTTAAGTATTACGACACGGATGGCAACTTGCAGACAGACACTCTCAGCAACTATGAGATTTACGGCACTGATTTCACCAAGACAATCGGGCCAAAAGAGGGCTTCAACTGGCCTGTTGCGGAGGATCGTTCTGATGCGATCCGAATTGAATATACAATCGGATATGGCACATCTGCGTCTGATGTTCCTGAGACACTGCGCCACGCTATCATGATGTTGATCGGGCATTGGTATGATAACCGAGAGACAACCATGATGGATGAACTAAGCAACATCCCTTATGGCTTTGATATGTTGATGGATATGCACAGGCGGTGCTGGTATGGTTAAGGCTGGCCTTCTGCGTGATCGTGCGACCTTTCAGCGTTTGAGCGAGGGCGCTGTTGACGATTACGGCAACGTATATACAGGCTGGGCAACACTGACCACACGCTCTGTGGACATCCGCGAAGTCACGGGCAAAGAGGACATTCAAGGTGGTGCATTGTCTGATGTTGGTCAGGCAACCATGCGTGCGCGTTCTGACAGCACCACCCAGACCATCACATCTGCTGATCGTGTCGTTTGTCGCGGAAAGACTTGGAACATCAAAGATGTAATCCAGATTGATGCAAAAAACACCATGCTTGAGTTTAAGCTAGAGCGGGGTGTGGCGACATGAGAGTTGAAGGTGCAAATCGCCTGCGCAAGCAACTGCGTGATCTGCCAAAAGATACACGCGCAGAGGTCGCAAAAGTTATTCGCCGTAACACTGAGGCGGGCGCGCGTATGGCGCGTCAACTTGTGCCTGTTGCAAGCGGTCAGCTCAAAGGTTGGATCAGGACTGAATACGACAGCGGCGGTATGCGTGGATCAGTTGAGGCTGCACCGCCCACAGCAGAAGCGCAGAAGAAGGCGCGCGCAGTTGAATTTGGTCGCAAGCAGGGCAATCGCGGCATAACAAATCCAGCGCCATATATGCAGATCATGCAGAAGCACATGGGCAAACGTTTCAAGAACAGCATTCGCAATGCGATCCGCAAGGCAGCAAGGAGTGCGGTCAATGGCTGATGGTTTTGGTCTTGCTTTGCAAAAGGGTATTCTTGCGGCTTTGCGCGCCAATTCTGGCGTGACTGCGCTTGTATCAACGCGCATCTATGATGAGCCACCGCAAAACGTGACGTTCCCATATATGCGTTTCGGTGAAATTCAGCCAAGCGCGTTTGACACTGACACTACCGAAGGGTCGATTGTCGGCATCTCTATTGAGGCGTATTCTCGCAGTGCATCTGGCCGTGTTGAGGCCACGCAAATGGTTGAGGCTGTGAAAGAGGCGCTGCATCGGCAAGAGGCTTCTGTTACAGTAACAGGACACACCTTGGTCGAATTGATATTTCAGACCTATTCGGTTACAAGAGATGATGAGGGTCGTGGCTACACGGCTGTTATCGCGCTTCAAGCGATGCTTGAGGAACCCGCCTAAACTCCGCGCTGTGGGCAAGCGCAATTAATGGAGGCCGATCATGGCTAAACAACTTGGACGCGCCTTGCTCGTTAAGATCGGGGATGGCGAAGCATCTGAAACTTTTGCAAACCTCTGCGGTTTGAACAGCAAGTCGCTGACGATCAACAACTCTGCGATTGACGTAACCACACCAGACTGCACCACGCCAGAAGGCGCGCTGTGGACTGAGACATTGGCTGGCTTGAAGAACGTGTCTGTCTCTGGCGATGGCTTCTTTGAAGATAGCACCGCAGAAGCACGCATGAACACTGTGGCAATGCAGAATGACAATCAGGCAAACTTCCAGATTGTTGTGCCTGACTTTGGCACATATGCTGGCGCATTCCGCATCACATCGCTTGAGTTTGGCGGTGAGACAGAAGGCGGTGTGACTTACAGCATTAGCCTTGAAAGCACTGGCGCGGTCACGTTTACGGCTGCGTAATGGCTATCACGGCACAAGCGCCGCGTGGGGGTGTTGTCGAGTATATCGGCAGCACCTCTTACACGTTCATCTTGCGCAACCGCGAGATTGAGCGTTTTGAAGATAAGCATCGCGGTATCTTCGATTTCTGGGAAGGTGTGTTTGGCAGAGGTAAAAAGCCAAGCAGCACTGAGGTGCGTGATCTGGTTGCACTGGCCTTGGTGGGCGGCGGCATGAAGGATCACGATGCTGACAAGGTTCTGTCAGAATGCGGCCCAGATCAACTCATGCACTTGCTTCAACTTGCGCAGGCTATTGTTGGCGTTGCCTTCATGCCTGATGCGCTGGAAGAAGCGGAAAATAAATCAAAAAAAAAGACCAAGGAAAACTCCCAAGCAGACTGAATGTTAGACAGTTAATTCGCAATGGCATTGTCATTGGTTTACGGCCTGATGAAATTCGTGATATGTTGCCAAAAGACACATTCAATATCTTCGAGGGATGGCACGAAGCGCACAATCCCAAGAAGGCTGGTTCTGAGGCCATGTCGGCTGATGATTATAAGGAACTTGTGAGGCGCGTAGATGGCAATTAGTGCAGAACAGCTAAACGTGATTTTGAGTGCGCGTGATCGTGAGTTCACACGGGCAATGGATCGGGCGCAGCGCAGGGTTCAAAACTTTTCGCAGCAATCTAATCGAAACCTCATGTCATCGCGTGCGTCATTTATGGCGTTATCAACCGCAGCGCGTGGATTTTTACCTGCCTTATCTGCTGGACTTGTTATTCAGCAGGTGCGCCGCGTTGTTTCTGAGTTGGACGAAATCGGCAAGAAGGCCGACGCCATTGGCTTGACGACCGATGCGCTGCAAGAACTTCGCGTTGTTGCTGAGGAAGCTGGCGTTTCTCAGGAAGCACTAGATAACTCAATGATGCAGTTTTCGCGGCGCTTGGGTGAGGCGCGGCAGGGCTTGGGTCAGGCGCGATATGCTCTTGAGGAACTAAACATCAGTGCAGACGCATTGGCCGCAATGCCTCTGGATCAGGCTTTGCAAACTGTTGCTGAAGAAATGAGCAAGGTTGGCGATGCAACAACTCGCACAGCACTGGCTCAACAATTGTTTGGCCGTTCTGGTGTGCCGATGTTGAACCTACTGCGCGAGGGTGCAGAGGGCATGGAGCGTATGCGTGAGAATGCACGCGAACTTGGCATTGTCATTGATGAGGATTTGATCCGCAATGCAGAGGCGGCTGAGAACCAGCTTGGCCTGATGTCGCGTGTCATTGATGCCAATGTTAGTGAGGCATTGATTAGGCTTGCGCCGCTATTGGTTCGTGGAAGCGAACTTTTGGCAAACTTTGCAAATAATGTAAGCTATTTGATGGGCCTGTTCGACAACAGCGGCCCATCACTTGATGAGCAAATTGCCAACTTGGTCGGCCAACAGGAAATCCTTGATGAGAGAATTGCTGCTGCACGCGCAGCAACGCCAGACGCAAGGACAAACCCTGCGATTGCAAGCCTTGAGGAAGAATGGCGAAGGGTGACAATTCAGTTGAGCGAGTTGATCGCACAGCAGAATGAGGCCGCTGCATCTGCTTCTGAAATTCAAGTCGATGAGGAAAATGTTGTTGTCCTTGAGGAACTGACACTTGAGACAACTCGCGCAGGCAATGCCGCTGCTGATGCTGCTGAAACTTACGAGGAAATGCTTGCCAAAATCATTGAGGCAAACCCAGCCTTGCGTGATCTTGGCTTCACAGCAGATACTTTGGGCGACACCATGAAAATGGTTGAGGGCAGCATGGAAAATGCCTTTATGTCTATGATTGATGGCACAATGTCTGCCAAGGACGCATTCCGCAGCATGGCGCGTGATATTATCGCCCAGCTTTATCGTGTGCTTGTTGTGCAGCGCATGGTTGGCACGTTCGGCGCGGGCGGTGGCGGCATTCTTGGATCAGTGTTTGGTATGCTAAACCCAACAGGCGCAGCATCGGGCCGCCCAGTGCAGGCTGGTCAGCCATACACAGTTGGTGAGCATGGCCGCGAACTATTTGTGCCGCAAAGCGCAGGCCGCATCCTGAGTGTGGCGCAGACAAAAGGCGCTATGGGCGGCGGCGGTGGTGTTGTCGTAAATCAAACGATCAATGTCAGCACAGGCGTGCAGCAGACTGTCAGAACAGAGATAAAGCAACTCATGCCGCAGATCGCAGAGAGTGCAAAGTCAGCAGTGGTTGATGCCAAGCGGCGCGGTGGATCATACGGAAGGGCGTTCTCTTGAGTATTTCATATCCCTTGTCACTGCCTACAGTCACAAACCCGCGCAGCATTGATTTGCGCGCGATAAACGCTGTGGCATACAGCCAGTCACCTTTCACATTTGCTGGTCAGGCACACGCATATCAGGGTCAGATGTGGCAAGTTGATGTAAGCCTACCACCCATGCGGCGCACAGCGGCAGAACAATGGATCGCTTTTCTCGTGTCACTGCGTGGGCAATACGGCACGTTTCTCTTGGGCGACACAACTTGTTCAAGCATTCGCGGCACAGCCACATCATGCAGCATCACAGGCTCATCTGGCGACAACACAGTGAGCGCCACTGTGCCAAGCAGTGAAACTCTGCTTGCGGGCGACTATATCCAGCTTGGGTCTGGCGCGACCGCCACACTGCACAAGGTGCTTGTGGATTACACAGGCACAGGCTCGGCTGCTGATCTGGAAATCTGGCCTGCAATTCGCACTGCACACAGTGGATCATCTGCAACCCTATCAAACGCTAAGGGCAACTTCAGATTAAGCACCAATGAGCAAGCATGGTCGATCAATGAGGCCAGTATATACGGCATCACGTTTGGTGCGATGGAGGCTATCTAATGTCTCGCACAGTTCCAGCAGCATTGCTCACAGCACTGGCTCAAGCAGAGGTGCAGCCGTTCTATGGGGTTGAAATGCTGTTTGACAGTGGCGCTGTTCGCATCTGGACTGGGTATGGCGACCGCACGATTGATGGCGAAACCTACACTGGCGCAGGCACATTACTGAACATCGAAGGCTTGGGTGAGGTCGCTGATCTGTCTGCCAAGTCAATCACAGTGTCGCTCAGTGGCGTTGCTGTGTCATTGGTGTCGCTTGCCCTGCAAGAGCCTTACCAGCGCCGCAAATGCCGTGTGCTGTTTGGTGCGGTTGATGTGGCAGAGTTTGTCGAAGTGTTTAGCGGTCAGTTAAACACAATGCAGATTGAAGATAGCGGTGATGCCAGCACAATCTCTGTCTTGGTTGACAGTAAGTTGCTTGAGTTGGAACGCGCAAGCAATCGCCGTTATACAAGTGAAAGCCAAAAGGCGCGCTTCGCTGGAGATACGTTCTTCGATTATGTGAGTGCTATTCAAGACGCGGAGAT